CCTGAATCTAATGCAGATTCATTCTTACCAAAAAATTCTAATTCCCATTTATCATTTATTGTTGCTGTATCTGCTGTATCTCCAGCAAATCTTATAGTAACTCCACTAGCTAGTGTTTGATACTGCCCATTAATCGTATCTATATAATCTGCACTTTCTCCATTGTTCATTCTTTCAGCACCTAGATTATCTCCATCTTTTAACCAAACAGAGTATTTGGCAGTACCTAAAGCTCCAGCAGTTGTAATCTTTACACCTATTCTGTCATATATATCGTGGTATTGTCCTCTAGTATCTACTAATCTTAAACTACCACTTACAGATACTTCTCTTATAACTCCTTGTGAAGAATCTCCAGTAACTTGCCATGATAACTTTGTACTGCCTTCATTAAGAGAAAGTATATTCTTTTCAGCTTCTTCAAATAATGAGTCTGCTATTTCGGATGTAGGTTGCGAAGCTCTGATTAAAAAACTACAAGCCAATAAAGCTGTTGTTCTAACCAGAATATAATCATAATTACCATCTTTGTCCTTGAATTGTTTTCTGGGTAGTCTGCCATCTAACCTAGAATCGAGGTATTTTTCGGCATTAGAAATATAGCGTGTTTTGAGCGTTGCCCAATCGTCTCCAGATTCCATTAACATATCATTAGGATTGGTTGCACTATTATAGTAATAAGTAGCATCTAGTGATGACTCATAGAACCATTCGCCATTAGAATTAACTTCTCCACTATTAGCTTGAGCAGAACCTAAGTCCTGACCATTTGCAAATAGTTGAGTCACTAAACCACTATTATCTGCTCTATATAAATTACTGCTATGGACTACCCAGCCATATAAAGGAGTTTTTGTGTCAAATTCATCTAACGAAGGATAGATGTCTTTTAAATCTCTGTTTGTACAATACGCCATGTTACTCCTATTATACTATTAAAATATGTTTTTATACAAGGATAATTTTGTTAAGTCCTTAACTTTTTTATTCTTTTATTTCAAAGTGAACTAAGTCATCAAATGAGTTGTCTTTGGTAGTTCTAATCTCTTGTGCTAAAGACGAACTTGACCAGTCTCCACCCCATCTAATATTTAATCCCATCTTACA